CTGTTTTGATTTTTTCACTAATTATTATTATTTTTTTATTTTTAAAATCTAATGTATCAAATAATTTATAATAATAATCTAAATTAATTATTACTCTGTAAGGAAAAATATTTTGTATAAAATCACCAAGTCTTATATGTATAACAATATCATAGTATTTATTAAAATTATTAGGAGTATCAATTAAATCTTTTAAAAAATATGTTTTATTTTCATCTGTTGTAATTGTATGTAAATTTTTATTTTTTTCTATATAATTAATTATTTCTTTTTTAAATTGAATATAGTCATGTTGATAAAATTCTTTTAATAAAATTTTTGGTGGTAAATTTATTTTTTTATTTAAAAGAATAGTCTTAAATTCTTCTTCAGAAATTTTTTTATAATTATTAATATTAAATGATTTATATGAAAGATTTTTAAATTGATATCCATACTTAATAGATAAAATACAACTAGCTAAATATCGAAAAATCGCATTACCTAATCGACCATTTTGAATATATATAAGTTCCATTATATTCTAATATAAATATTTTTTTATATATATTTAAAAATAATAATTTAATAATTTTTCTAATATATATTAATGGTATCAATTCCAACTAAGTTAAAATATATTTTAATTATTATAATTACTTTTGGTATTATCTATTGGTTTCAAACAGTAGATGATAAAAAAAGATGTAAAGAAAGAAAAACTAATTATGATAAAATTAAATTACCTTTATTAGTTACCTCTATTGTTGGTTTAGTTCTTTTATGGAATAATGATTGTTTTACTGCTATATTTGTTACTTCAAATTGTAATGAAAATTATATTTTAGAAAAACCTATGGTAATCTCAAACAGTCATTCTAATTTAGATATTTATACTGGATTACCTGAATGGTAATGTTATTAAAAAATATGTAATTAGTTTTATTATTTCTTTTATTTTGGTTATATAGATACACAAAATATTAAAAAAATTGAAAAATTAAATATTTATTAACTTTTTAATATGAAATTAATATATTCACATTTAATAACATACAACTAAGATGAATACATCCAACAAAACAGTGATTGCAAATCTTTGGATGATTCTTCACTTTCTTGATGAAAATAAAAAAGAAGAAGCAATTGTAAATGTAAAAAAACTTATCGATACGTTCACTATAACAGAGACTGCTGTGGAGAGCATGACTGCAACCAAAAGTGCAACTGTGACTGTAAAGAAAACAGCAACTGAAACAGTAACTGAGACGGCAACTGAGACGGCAACTGAGATGGCAACTGAAACGGCAACTGAAACGGCAACTGAGACTGTAACTAAGACACCATTATGTAACCAGGTAGCTCAAGTCAATCCGAGTAATTCGAGTAATTCGAGTAATTCGAGTAATTCGAGCAATAATGTCGACCAATCTAAGCTGACATATGCAGAATCTGTATATGTTGCTCCATTTACACGTGTGCAAAAGGTAACTCGTAAAGTAAAACCTGTTGTAAATATTGAAAACACTCTATTTTTTACCTTTATTACTAACCATATTGTACATCAGTATCGCACTGAAGAAAATAAAAATCATAAAAATATTAATGCACTAATCACATCTCTAATGTATGAAGAAACAGGTACTAATAAATTCAATATTACTCATATTGAACAAACATTTACTGGCTATAAAATTCATTTTACTCTTTCATTAGATGATTCTATGAGAGTAGAACGCCATCAAGACCATACATCTGGAGAATTGACATTCCAACTTGGACGTAGAAAATACAGTATTCTTAAGAAATTTTAAGATGCATTAATATTTAATAATGTAAATATATAATGAAAAAATCCAAAAAAAGCATAAAACTAAATCAATTTTTATTTAAAAATTGATTTATTTAATTTTTTATAGTATAACGTTTTATACTATCAAAAATATTTAAAACATAAAATACAAAATTAATTTTTTCTGATCTATAATAATGAGTAATATAAAAAATATAGGGTTTGGTGCATCTAGATTACAATTAAAAAAATTTCCAATTGAAAAAATGGCTCGTTATTGTACAATTGCTATGGTTGCTAAAAGAGCATCTGGTAAATCATATTTAACTAGAGAAATTATGTATCATAAAAGAAAAATTCCTACTGTTGTTATTTCAAGAACTGAAAAATTAAATAAATTTTACGGAGAATTTTGTCCAGATACATATATTTATGATCAATTTGATACTGAAATTTTATCAAGAATTTACGAAAGGCAATCTAGATTAAATCAAGATAATGAAAAAAGAAAAAAAGAAGGCAAGAGGTTGAAAGAAGATGAAATTATGTTAATTATGGATGATTGTATGTCAAGTAAAGGCGATTGGTTAAAAGATCCTCAAATTCTTGAATTATTTTTTAATGGTAGACATCATCATATGTCTTTTATTTTAACAATGCAATTTTCATTAGGTATTCCTCCTGAATTAAGAAGTAATTTTGATTATATTTTTTTATTAGCTGAAGATTTTCCAAGTAATAGAAAAAGATTATATGAACATTATGCAGGTATGTTTCCTAATTTACAAGTATTTGAACAAGTATTTTCAGAAATTACTGACAATTTTGGTGTTATGGTTATAGATAACCGTGTGCATTCTAAAAATATAGCTGATAAAGTTTATTGGTATCGGGCAAAAGAAGTTCCTGAATTTACTATTGGAACTAATAAATATATAAAATATCATAAAGAACACTATGACAAAGAATGGAATCGTAGATTACCACTTTTTGACCCAGCTGAAGCACTATCAAAAAAACGAAATAGTATAAAATTAATTGTTGAAAAGATTAAACATTAACATATTTAATCTTTATTGAAAAAATTAAACATTAACATATTTAATCTTTATTGAAAAAATTAAACATTAACATATTTAATCTTTATTGAAAAAATTAAACATTAAACATTTTTAAATTTAATAAAAGCAAAATAAATATTTTACTGTGCATTTTGTAATGGTTTTCCAAGTTGTTGTAAATATTCTTCTGTTTTTAGATTATATTCTTTTAGTTTATCTTCTAAATTCTTAATTTGTTCATCTACATCAATAATATTAGAGCTTGATTGTGTGTCTTCAGTTAGTTCTTTCTTTTTATTATCAAGTAAATCTTCAATATCTTTTTTAATATCTTCATTCTTTCTATATTCATTATATAATTTTGCTTTTTGTTCGTTTTCTTTTTTCTTTTTCATAGTATCGTTTAATTGAGGATTTGCATATTCTGACTCACCCGCTTCAGCACTATCTGGGTCTGGATTAAATGGGTGCCATTTGTATAATTCACCGACATGAACATTAAAACTATCATTTATATCACGTAAAGCTGCAGATTGTGAATCTGCTTGTTCTTCAGTATCAAAACATCCACTTACTTTAATACCTACTAAAGATTTATCTTGTTCGGTTAAAAAAGATACACAATACCAGTTTTGACCAGATATTTTTTCTTCCGTTCTTTTAACTACTCCTTCATATTTAATTGGAACATTTTGGTTAAAATTATCTGTTAATTCAACTGATGTATATTTAGAATCTATTATAATATTATTTAATTTGAAATTAATAGATTTTAAATTTTCTTCATATTCTTTAATTTTTTCTTCTAATTGTTTGATTTGTTCTTTAATTTTTAATATCATATTATCATTTTCGGTAGATATATATTCTTTTAATTCATCTTCTTTTACCTTAATATTATCTACCATATTTTTAATAATCATTTCATATTTTCTTTGTTCATATTCATAGTTTTTTTTGTGCATTTTCATTAAATATGATTTCATCATACTATTTAATTGCTCATTTAAATTTCCATTATTTGATAAAGGGTCAAATGCATTCCAAGTTCCCATTTCAGCTACAAAATTATAATGTCCAGGTTCTTTTAATATTTGTGTTTGTTCTTGTGCTTCTTCAATTGTATTAAAACCACCACTAACTCGAATATATTTAATAATTTTTTTATCTTCACTCATAAATAAGGACATTACATAAAATTTTTGATTTTCTGGAAGAATAGAATCTTTAGTTAAATAATCAACTTCTGACATTAATTAATTATTTAATTATTCTTTAAAATATTTTAATTAAATTATTTTTTGATTAAAATTTTTAGTATCAAAATCAGCATAACCCATCCATATATCGGGTAAACTAAACATTTTATCAAAAATTTTAGATGGTCTATCTTGATTTAATGTATTTTGATTTAATTCTTGTTTTTGTTGAACAATTATTGGACATTTATTATAACTTTTTGTTAAACTATATGTTAATAAAATAATACCAATTAATATCAATATCATAGATATATTATAAATAATATTTGTCATTATAAATATATAGTTTTTATTTAAATGATGAAATAAAATCCCAATTTAAATCTGTGCATATTTTTTTCCAAATACAATCATTTTCCATTAAGATATCTAATTGTTTATGTAAAGGAAAACAATCTAATAAATGATCTAATTCTAATAATTCACAAAATTTATGTAATACATAACTATATGATAAAAAGTTTTTTCTATCTATTGGTTTATATTTAGACCAAGGTTCTTGAATCATTAAAAACATTCGAATAAACATTTTTTCCATATCACGAGTAATTTTTGGTGATGGTAATCCAGTTAATTTATTAATTATATAATGAGTATGTTCATATAAATAATTAAATTTAAGTTTCTTTAATATATTTCGCATTTTTTCTCTATTTAATATAGATAAATCAGTTATACGTCTTTTATTTAATTCATCAATTATTTCATTATAAATAGCATTATCTATTTCTGGTGATTGTTTTGCTTGAAAAGCATTGAGCCATTCTCTAAATCTATTTAATCTCTTATATGGAGAATAGTCTTTAATTTGAACATCTTCATCTATAATAATTACTTCCATGTCACCACATAAGGGACAAATATAAGATGATTCAACTATATTTAATATTTTTTCTATTTTACATTCTAAACAATATTTAATTCTTTTAGAACCATCGTCATGATTAACACGAATACCTTCAGTAATTTGACAGTATTTTTCAAATAAGTCTGTTTTATTTACTTTATTTTTAGGTTTTTCATCAACTTGTTTTTTTTTACATAAAAAACTTAAAATATTTTTTGATTCAATTGGGTCATCTTCTACATTTTTAATATTATAATAATTTATTAAAATATCGCCGGTTTTATCATAATAATCCATTTCAGTTATATTATTTTTTAATAAATGTAGTTTTTTTTCAATATCATCTTTTGTATCTAATAAAATAGCTCTTTTATGTTGATCAATATTAGTAAATTTTTCACGATTTTTGTCTATTTCATCTATTTCATTGTTAATTTCATTTAATTTATTTTCCAATAAAGAAAAACTGTCTTTTTCAATTTCAAATTCTTTAATTTTTTGACGATGTTTATTTTCTAGAGTAGATATTTTTTTAATATCTGTATTTTTATTTTTTTGACTGAGACCAGACATTATTATAATAAATATTAAATTTACTTTATAACATTTAACATTTATATTAAAAAAAAATATTTAAAAATATTAAAAAATATTAAAAAATATTAAAAAATATTAAAAAATATTAAAAAATATTTAAAAATTATATATTTTGAATGTTAAATATATTAAACTCATTAAAAATATTTAATTTAAATTTAAAAAGTTTTTTCTTATCTAAAGTATATATCCATGGGTGGAGGTTTAATGCAACTCGTCGCTTACGGCGCGCAAGATGTTTACTTAACAGGTAATCCTCAAATTACTTTTTTCAAAGTCGTTTACAGAAGACACACTAACTTCTCTGTAGAACCTATTCAACAAGTTTTCAACGGTGCTGCTGATTTCGGTCGCACTGTTACTTGCAATTTAAACAGAAACGGTGATTTAATCACTAACATGTATGCTGTCGTTCAATTAGCTGCTACTACTGCTGGTGCTGTAGAATGGGGCTATGTCAGACGTTTAGGCTATGCCTTAATTGATTCCACTAAAATTGAAATTGGTGGTTCTAAAATTGATGAACAATATGGTGACTGGTTAAATATCTGGTATGAACTTACTCATAAAACTGGTCAAGAACGTGGTCATGCTGCTATGATTGGTGATGATGATGCTCACCGTGTTTTACATAACGATGCCCGTGCGTCTTCTACTTTATATGTACCTTTAGCTTACTGGTTTAACAGACACAACGGTCTTGCTTTACCTTTAATTGCTCTTCAATACCACGATGTACGTGTAACCATTAAATACCGTACTGCTGCTGAATGCGTTAACTACAAAGGTGCCACTAAACCTACTATGCCTGAAATGGCTGATTCTTACTTATTAATTGACTATGTTTTCTTAGATTCTGAAGAAAGAAAAAGATTCGCTCAAGCCAGCCACGAATATCTTATTGAACAATTACAATTCACTGGTTCTGAATCCTTAACTAGCAACAGCAATAATAAATACAGACTTAACTTTAACCACCCCAGCAAATATTTAGTATGGGCCCCTCACTTAGAAGCTCACAGTTCTGCCACACAATGGTTAACCTATGCTGCTGATGGCGACTGGGATGCTGCACGTGAAACATTTGCTAAATTAGTTTGGTTATCTACTAGAACTTTAACTAATGGAGTAACTATTGCTGTAGGTGATGGTTCTGGAAATGAAATTCAATCTCCTCCATCTGTTGCTACTATTGCACCCCTTACCGCAATTTTAGGCAAAATTGATGCTCAATTAGTTTTTGCTGATGCTTCTAGCAGTGTAGCTGCTATTCCAGCCAATGTAGTTATATTAAGAAATGAAGTAACTGCGCAAGATATGACTGTTACTCTAGCCGCATTAGACAATGCTGGAGCCGATGGCACTTTCTGCGCTCTCCATGGTGTAACTGTTACCGATCACTTTAACTACGGCAGATGGGTTGATTGCACTACTAACCCAATAACCAGTGGCAAATTACAACTTAACGGTCACGATAGATTCCAAAGCAGAGATGGCAACTACTTTAACTATGTCCAACCTTTCCAACACTTCAGCAACACCCCTGCTGATGG